GTGTATTGAACCACAAGTAATGAGAAACAAAAAGAAATAGGGAATTGGTGAAAATAAACGGAAATTCGCGGGCATAAATTCAATGGTGGTGCGGTGTTGCGTGGATGTGATAAGTTTATTCCTGCCCTGACGGGCAGACTAACTAAAATGAGAAAGTTTTTGTGTTTGTTGCTTTTGTGCCACTTATTTTAATAAAACCGGGAACGCCCTATCCAGTCATTTAAAACATCTTTAAATACGCTTTAAAACATCGGCTACTTTGAGCCAATGCTAACCTGCTTTGCTGCTCATTTTGTGGTTTGCCGGGAGACGTTCTTTGTCATTGATAGATTCCAAAAATCTCTGCCGTTGTTCATCAGTTAAAGACGCATACAACTGAGCAAACGCCAATGAGTGGTTAGATATCCCCAGTTTGGCATGCAGGTCTTCCGGCCAGGGGAATTGCGATCCTTGCTGAATGTCTGTCTGGGGTGGTGTGAGTAATGCGTTGATACCTTGCCTGAAAACCCTATCAATAACTGATTCTCTTTCCTCAGGAGTCATTCTTTCTAAAATCTCAGACCATGCTTGCTGTTGTTTTTGTGAAGGAGATAATTGTTCATTATGAATTGCAGAAAAAACCGATTCGGCATTTTTAACCGAGACGTCTTGACCTGTAGCTAACCACTCCAATGAAGTGTTACTTGCTTTGGCGAGAACGGCCAATCTGTCAATTGATGGATACGATGAGCCATCTAAATAATTCCTAATTACCCTTTCAGACATACCGCAACGCTTTGCAAACGAATTGATAGACTCTCCTTTCATAGCTTCACGCAAACGCTCACCAAAATGGATTATTCGCTCATCTGGAATAATCCGATTCAGTTTATTCTCTTTATTGTCAGTTTCTTCTTTGTAAAAGCCCACCATTGAACTGTCCCCCTTGAAAAATCCCTACAGGAATTAATTTGCAGAAAAAACCGAATTTAGCTTTACATTCGGTTTTTTCTGCCGTACATTCATACTCACACCGATAATCAATAGAGATTATCCGCACCGATAAACTTATAAGGATTTCACAATGCAGACAAGCAAGCAAGCAGATTGGCATCGTGCAGATATCCGCGCAGCCTTAGAAAAACGCGGCACAAATCTACGCGCATTGTCTGTCAGAGCAGGTTTAGCTAAGGATACTTTGCGAAATGCATTAACACGCCCTTGGCCGAAGGGTGAAAGAATTATCGCTCAGGCAATTGGGGTTGACCCGTCAGTCATTTGGCCGAGTCGCTATAACCGTTAACCATACAAAAGAAAACTACGGGAGCAATCCCCTTCATTTGGGAGTGTGAAACTGATGGATATTTGGGTTACTGCTAAAGAGTGTATTGGCTTGCCAGGCTTTCCCAGCATGCAACATAACATTCGTGCAAATCTGGATAAACTAGCAGGCGAAAAGCGCCGCACACGCTCAGGTTCAAAATCATTTGAATACCCGATAAGTTGCCTGCCTCCTGTCGCCCGGGCGGCAGTACTGAAAAAGCAAGGGGCGGTGGAAATCAACAACCTGCGGTTTGACATCAAAAATAAAAAACAGCCGGCAGAAACCTACTCGCATGAGCTGCTTTGGCAAAACTGGAATAACGCTAACAATAATCAGCGTGAAAAAGCACGCCAAAAATGTGAGGTCGTGATTGCGGTGGCCGGCATGATTGAAACCGGTATCGACACCCTAACCGCATTTGATTCTGTCGCGGATGCGTTACAGGTTCCCTCAGCCAGTGTTCGGCGCTGGTACTACCAGGCGAAACCTTTTGACCGCGCTGACTGGCTGGCAGCGCTAATTGGTAAGCATGGGCACAATATGGCAGCGCGCAAGGCAAAAGAGGCGGAATGTACGTCTGCCGCCTGGGACTTCTTACTTGCTGATTATCTGCGCCCGGAGCAACCCGCTTTACGCACCTGCTACGCCCGGCTGGAAGAAGCTGCTGTGCACCACGGCTGGACGATACCGAGCCTGTCATCACTGCGCCGCAAGCTGGAGCGTGAAGTACCGACCGAACAGGTCGTGTTATTGCGTGAAGGTGAGCACGCATTGATGCGGCTCTATCCTGCGCAAGAGCGCACTGTGCTTGAACTGGATGCGATGGAATGGATTAACGGCGACGGTTACCAGCATAACGTTTTTGTTAAATGGTTTAACGGTGAAACTATCCGACCCAAGACCTGGATTTGGCAGGATATCCGTACTCGCAAGATTCTGGCCTGGCGTACTGATGTGTCCGAGAACAGCGACAGCATCCGGCTGGCTCTGGCCGATGTGGTTGAGCAATACGGTATTCCCAAACACATCACTATCGATAACACCCGGGCCGCCGCTAACAAGTGGATGACGGGCGGTGTACCCAACCGTTACCGATTCAAGGTCAAGGAAGATGACCCGAAAGGCATCATCCCGTTGCTGGGTATCCAGTTGCACTGGACCAGTGTGCTGTTCGGTCGGGGCCATGGGCAGGCCAAACCGGTTGAACGGGCGTTCTCTCATGGGGGGCTGGGTGAAGTTGTTGATAAGCATCCGGCACTGGCGGGGGCTTACACCGGCGCTAACCCAATGACAAAGCCGGATAATTACGGTGACCGGGTTGTTGATGCAGAAACCTTTTTAACGGCGCTGGCGGAAGGGATCGCTTTCTGGAACAGACGGCCCAGGCGCGATACGGAAGTTTGCCGGGGCATGTTGTCCTTTGATGCGGCTTTTGAACAAAGCTATCAGGAAAGTACGGTGCGTAAAGCGACCGCAGAGCAGCGCCATTTACTGTTGCTGCCGTCTGAATCAGTCACGGTCACCCATGGCGCCTTTACCTTAAACGCCGGCGGCAAAATACAGTCACGTAAAAACCGGTACTACAACGAGCAGTTGCTGGGGATTAAGCCTAACAAAATCGTCATTCGCTTTGATCCGGCAGCCCTGCATGACAGTGTGCTGTGTTACACCCTGGATGGCCGTTTTATCTGTGAAGCCACCTGTATTGAGAAATCCGGGTTTGGTGATACTCAAGCTGCCCGTGAGCATGACCGTAACCGGACACGCTTTGTTAAGCGCACTAAAGAAGCCACGGCTGCCCAGCGCCGTATGACGGCATTAGAGGTGGCGGAACTGATGCCGGAAACCGTGCCGCCGGCCCCCCCAGAAAGCCGGGTGGTGGAAATTTACCACCCGGCAGGTAATACCGTGCGGCGTGTACAGGTTGAAGTACAAACCGAGTCAGACACCGATTATGACTATGCTTTTGAACATGCGGTTGCACAGTTGCATGAACAACAGCAGAAAAACACAATTTAATTGAGGAGAATACGATGACCAATATTATAGCGTTGACTCAAACACAAACAGAGCTGGCCGACGTTCGTGCCGCTATCCGAACCCTGGTTGAAAGTGACGGCCTGACTTACAGCAATGTCGCCCGTGAAAGCGGCATTTCCAGTACGGCTTTATCTCAGTTTATGAATGAAAGCTATAAAGGGGACAACAGCAAAGTGGCCGGCCAGCTGTCCGTCTGGCTGGAGAACCGCCGCAAGCGCGCCAATGAAATGCCGGCAGCCCCGGATTTTGTTCAGACCAAAACTGTGCGGCAAATCTGGAGTGCGTTGCAATATGCCCAGCTTGCGCAATGTATCAGTGTGATTTACGGCAGTCCGGGAGTCGGTAAAACCAAAGCCTTGCAGCAGTTTGTGGCTGAACGGCCTAACGTGTGGCTGATAACCGTTTCACCCTCCCGCGCCAGCCTGAGCGAATGCCTGTACGAACTGGCTTTAGAACTGGGCCTGGGGGATGCGCCTCGCCGGGCGGGTCAGTTAGGCCGTGCAGTGCGCAGAAAATTACGCGGGACATCCGGGTTGTTGGTGATTGATGAAGCCGACCATCTTGATTACCCGGTGCTTGAGGAGTTGCGCATTCTTCAGGAAGAAACAGGCATTGGTCTGGCCCTTGTCGGTAATCATCAGGTCTATGCCAAACTCACCGGCGGCAGTTCCCGCAGTGTGGACTTTGCGCGACTGTTTAGCCGAATTGCGAAAAAAGTCGCCATCCTGAAAACCAAAAAAGATGACGTTACCGCCATTGCGGATGCCTGGGGACTGGGCCAACAGGAACGCGCATTAGTCCAACAGTTATCAGAACGCCCTGGGGCATTGCGTACCGTATCTCATACCCTGCGGCTGGCCGCGATGTTTGCTAAGGGCAATAACGAATCACTGGCGGAAAAACATATCCGCGCAGCGGTTAAAGATTTAGAGGGGACGACATTATGACAAAGGATTCTCTGGTTTCGGCATTCAATCGTGTCGGTGATGCGGTATCCGCGCTGACGCAACAAGGCTTTACTGTGATGAGTATCATGATACGGGATAGCGCCCCGCGTATTCAAATTGCCCGCCATACGCATTGCGAACAGTTAATTCGTAATGGCAAGGCCACTTACCGATATCTGGGGCGCAACAGTGATTATCGGCAGGGGATGTTTATGCATTGCGGTTGTCAGGTGTATTGGTCTGAATCATTACATTAATTAGGGGGATGTATGGCTGTTAAAATCGAAATTGTCATTACCACTCATCAGGGGAAATTAATGCACGACGTTAAGGCGTCAGGGGGG